CAGCTCCTGTTGGTCCTGTCGGTCCCGTAGGTCCTGCAGGTCCTTGGATGGCCCCAACACTGTTCCACTGTGACCCATCCCACACGTACAGTTCGCCGTCTGCATCGACAACGTAACCGTCACCAGTGGTTGCACCAACGGGCAAATCTCCAACGGTGGCAACGTTACCTTTAAGGTTTACCGCTGTTCCGTCTTCTCCAGAGGGACCAGTGGGCCCTTGAATTCCTTCAGGTCCTGTAGGTCCTGTTTGCCCGAGAGGACCAGTTGCTCCCGCAGGTCCCGTAGGTCCTGTAGGTCCACCACTCGGACCAGTCGGCCCTGTGGGCCCCGTAGCTCCTGTGTCACCTGTTCCACCTGTTGGCCCAAGTGCTCCAGTTGGTCCTGTGGGTCCAGTAATAAGACCAGAGCTGTTCCACTGTGCGCCGTCCCAAACATAAAGTTCTCCGTCGGCTACAACTGTGTAAGCGTCGCTTACGGTGTTGCCCGAACCTGGGAGGCTTGCAACATCAGCAACTTCACCAAGATAGTTAACGGCAGCAGCATCGTTGCCTGTTGCTCCCGTAGGTCCCGTCGGTCCTGTCGGTCCTGTAGGTCCCGTAGCTCCGTCAGGTCCTGTGGGCCCAGCGATTGTGCTATCTGCCCCTGTAGGTCCTGTAGGTCCAGCATCTCCCGTGGGGCCTGTTGCTCCGACAGGTCCTGTTGCTCCTTCTGGTCCAGTCGGCCCTGTGGGTCCTCCTTCAGGTCCAGTCGCTCCAGTTGCACCTGTAGGTCCAGTAACTTCTGGTCCCGTAGCTCCCGTAGAGCCAGTCGCACCTGTGGGACCTGTCGGTCCCTGAACAGGACCAGCGTTTGCCCACTCTTGGTTGAGGTCAGACCAAATGTATAGGTCCCCCTGGACAAGGTATCCATCTCCAACATTTCCGAGGGGGTTGTCGGCTTCAAGGAACTCTACGGTGGCGTAGGTGCCCAGGATGTTGACACCAGAGCCTTGAGCACCAGTAGGTCCTGTGACACCAATAATTCCTTGCGGCCCCGTAGGCCCAGTCGGACCAACTCCGATGTAGGCAAGCTGCTCCCACCCGCCTGAGCCTGCGTAAAAGTAAACTTCTCCTGTGCTTACTTTTACCCAAATGAACCCTACTTCGGGGAACTCGGGCTGAGCTTCTTGATAGAAAACTCTATTTGGACCCTGAAGTTCGTAAACCAGGGACATCGAGAAGAAAGCGTCGTTTGTGTCCGATAGAACATAAACTTGGTCGTTCTCTTCAACAACAAAGCGGAAAGTTTCGAAAGACTGCCCAGCTTCAATAGCCAGGTTTGCAGCAAGATAAATTCTGCTTGACTCGCTGGACGTCCCAGAGGGCTGAATGTAAATTGTTACCGTGGAGACGGCAAGCTCAGTGTTTGCGGCGATGACTGAGGCAACACCAGTAGTGGTTACAGCTGGTAGAGCTGTAGCCTGATTTGCTAGTGGGTTGGTTGTACCAACGCGAGTTACAGCCATGCTGAAGCCACCGTCACTTTCCTGACAATTCTATTATCTAGTTTACTACAGAACATTGTATGTCACTCCTACGCCGAGCCCTGAATTTGGTAGGGTTTCTGGCCGTTCATGGGGAAGTATGCCAGTCTGTTTGCGCCCCCGTGCAAACTGTGCGTTGTGTCATAGTCATCGGTTTGACCTGTGGTGCTTAGGAGGGCAAAAGAATTGTCTACCATCCAACCTTGCACCTGGGCAGGAGTCCAGTCTGGGTGTACTTGCAGTAGAAGGGCACACATCCCAGCTACTTGGGGGGCTGCCATTGAAGTGCCTGAAAGAATCTGTTGTTTATATCCGTTGTTTAAATAGTAATCAATACTAGAAGCATCGATATTAGTAATGCTCATCGCGCTAATAATTCTATCTCCAGCAGCGTACATGGTAACTCCTGGGCCAGAGTCACTATATACCGACTTGGCTTCTACACCGCCAATAAAGTTTGTCCCAAAAGCTCCAACTTGGAACCCAGGGTTGTTTCCGCAGTGGGGTGCTCCGCCGCGATGGTAGTAAAAATCAGAAAGACCTGTAGCGGTGATGAAGTTGTCGTAGTCTGGCCCACCAGAGATGTCGTGTTTGACGTTGCCATTCCCTGCAGCATTGACAACAACTACCCCAGCGTTTGCGAGTTGCGATACGTCAGCATTTACTGAGGCAACGGGGTAGTTAAAAACATATGTATCTGTGTCAGAGAGTTGACCAGTTAGCCCTTTTGCTGGGTCCTTAATGGCGTCCGTATGCGGGGTTCCTCGATACTCTCCACCAGTGACTGGGTAGTACGTAGACTTATTTAAAGTTAAGGAGTCGTTGCTGGTGTCCCAATAGATAACGTATCCCCAGCTGTTTACGACAACTGTGGGGTTCCCGTTGGTTTTGTTGTTGTGCCACCCAAGGATGCAGTCGAACGCGTCAGCAGCGCTTATTCCTGGAACTGGGTCCGTAGGCCCCTCCAGACCATTTAATTTTATGGAATAAATGTTTGCATTTTTTGCCCAGCCAAAAGTTTTGCCCGCAACGGTTCCAGCGACGTGGGTTCCGTGTCCGTCGTAGTCAACGTAAAAACCTGCTGGCATAGAACCAGAAACTCCACTTGCAGAATACCAATCAATCTGCTGCACTCGGCTGCTGCCCTCGGCGTCTTGGAACTCTGGGTGGTCAGCCTGTATCCCGCTGTCAACAATAACAACGTCAACATCGGTACCATCTAATACGTAGTCGTAGGTGCCTCCTGGGTCATTTGCCGAGGTACCGAAAACATTAGTTTCTTCGATGTGACGAAGAAGACCCCAATTTTGTTTTTCCCCTGTTTCCGTGGTCAGCTTATTAAAGTTTCCGTCTTGGATAGCCAGCTTGACGGGTTTAAATTCAGAAATATCTTCTACCGCTTCAACTCTGGGGTCTTCCCTGAGCAGCTGAGCTTCTCCCTCTGTCAACCAGTACTCTGTGTTGCGAGAGTTGTTGCTTCGGGCATTGGCAACATCTACAGGGCGAGCTGGGACTTGCTCAGAAAGCTCTTCGTCTGCGGTGAGCTCGTGCCAGACTGATACTGTGGTTTCGTAGTCTGGAGTTGTTACTGTGTATTTCTTTTCATCCGCCACTGTCTACTCCTAGATGGCGGTCAAAGACTTGATAGTAAGTGTCCCAACCATTCCTGAGTGAACTTGACAAATGTACTGCCACGTAGAAGCACTGGTAATCGGAACACTCCAGTACACGATTCCGCTTGTTTGCGCTTGAGCACCAGAGCCCGTAGTTACGGTTCCGTCATCAGCGATGTGGGTAATTCCTGTGCTGATATTCGCAAATCCTCCGCCCGAGTTTTCTTGGATGAGGAACGGGTGTGAGGCAGAGACGTTAGTTAGGTCGAAAGCAAGGGTGGCACCACCTAGTGCGTGGACGTTAGGGTTGTCTCCCGAATAGTGGCTATTGAACTGATAAGCGGTCGACCCATTGCTTAACACATCAAGAGTTGCAATAGCGTTGATTGCTGGTCCTTGTGGCCCAGTGGGACCAGTTGCGCCAGTTGGACCTGTGGGACCAGTAATTGCCGTATCTACAGCTTCCCAAGCAGAACCTGTGTAGTAATAAGCTCCGCCTTCGTCTGAGTTGTAGACCACTGCTCCAGTGCTGGAAACAAGGGACGAAAGCTCTGCGTTAGTTTTTGACACCAACTTCATTGGAGCATCGTTGATAATTTCGTCAACGGGGTCCAAAGTAATTGTTGTTGGCGAAACTAGTGAATAGGTGCCCGTAAGGCTTGAAGGTGCAGCAATCGAGTTGGACTCAATAGCGGTTACGGCAAGTGTTTGCGTGCTTGCGTTAAAAGTGATGCCAGCGTTGGTTTTACCGCCAATAGTTCCCGTTGCGTCTTCATATAGGCCAACAAAAGTAGTTGCATCAGTGGTATTTTGAACATCAATGGCTCCACCGCCTGGACCAGTAGGCCCCGTTGCCCCAGTCGGGCCTGTAGGACCTCCGCTAGGGCCAGTAGGGCCAGTAGGACCAGTTACAGCGTCACCTTGAGGGCCAGTAGCACCGTCATCTCCTGCGGGGCCAGTTGGTCCAGTGGGTCCAGTTGCACCATCACCAGCCCCTGTGCCCACAAGGGTCCAGTCTTCACTAGTTAGAACCTCAAGGGCATTAAACTCGGTGTTGTATCGAAGATAGCCTTCCTCAGCATCGTCTCTACGGTCTGAAGTAACCCCTTTATCGACATAAACAGTGTTGTTTACACCACGAATTACTTTATTGGTGAAAGTTTGAGCTAAATCGCCCTGCCCAACAACATCGTCCTGAATAAGGCCGTACAGACTAAAAGAAACATTTTCTGTCGTAGTTGTAACAAAGACTCCATCTCCCGCGTTAACGGCAAATCTAAATGTCTCAAAGCTTTGCCCTAACCCAATAGTTAGATTATTTGCAATGTATACGTAGGAACCTTCAGTGTCGGCACCAGACGGAACTACATAGATATCAACTTTAGGAATTGGCGTTGCTGCAGGTGAAATGTTGGTAACAATAACTGAAACCAGGTAGCTCTGTTGAAATGTGAACAGACCCGTTTCGGTGTTGGCGGCGGGGCGTGCCGCAGCCAGTCTCTGAATTGCCATATACGGCCTCCCTTACGCCTGAGCCTCAGCCCACGACAATCTAGCTGAACAGAGCGTCTGCTCTCCTGTAAGACGCGCTACTGCAACCGTAAGAATGTCTGGGCCGTCAGGGAACACCGAGTCACCACCGAGGATTGAGTTGGACAACTCAAACAAGTCACTGACGTCTACGTTGGTAGCTTGTTCCTCACCTTGGTTACCAGATGCTTTAAAGTTATACACCTGAATTCCACCAGAAATGGTGTCATTTGATGTGTGCTCAACCACCTGCACCAGCGAGGGGGACTCTACTGGGACGAAGTTGAGGTTGTTAAGACGTCCATTAAGCAGAACCTTAACGTCGACCAGTTGGTCTGTCTGAACACCGACTTCTTGAAGTCGCAACTGCATTCGGTTGATGATGTCGCGGTCACCTAGGGCTCCTGTCAAACCTTCGGATACCGAGGGGCTCAATCGGATGGAGATGAGTGGCTGGTAGTTTGCACCAGAGGTGTTGTTTAGCGACCCCTGCGGTGACAGCTTGTACTGCGACTGCGAGTTTCCGCTGTTGAAGAAGTCGATAATATTCCGCTGGAAGAACGAGTTCTGTGGGTTGCTGATGGTGCTCGAACTACGCTGGAAGCTGTACTGGTAGTAACGGAACGTGTTTGCGTCAACAACCTGGTTGACTTGAACAACACCAGCATACGCTAGATAGTTGCTGTACTGCGAGCTTACACTCATGAGCACGTAGTCCCCAACGGACAAGTTGTGGTTCCCGCTGGTGTCAACTGTGACTCGGTAGTTTGACTTTGCCATGTTGGTGATGGGAACTTCAACTCGCGTTGCGTCAGCTGCACTAAATGCCAAAGCAATGTTGTTGTCATCTACAGTTTTAATAAAGTAAGTTGCCTCATTTATTAGGTAATCCTGCGGATAATACACGGTCCGTCTAGTTCGAGGGTTCTGCGTATTGCTTTGAGGCAGACCGTTTGAGCCGAGGCCAACAAACTGGACCGAGTCTCCGCTAGTAAAGCCGTGAGACGGAATGTTGATGACGTCAGTAATGCGGTTCAAGGCATTTGAGCCAAATGTCTTTGAAGTCGTGCCACCAATGGTAAGTGTCTGGCTAGACCTGGTGAACAAGTATGCTCTGTCGTCGTCGAACTCACCATCCATGATGACCGATGTACCCCAGTGGAACAGCGACGGAATGTATGTCGGGTTCTCAAAGGTTGTTACTTCGTAACGAGCTGGCAAGTTACCAGAGCGGAAGTAAGACTCAAAGAGTTCGTTGTTGTGTGTGAACTCGTGGGTGTACTGGACTTGACCAGAAACTGTCTTAAATCCGAAGCGAATCTTACCCGCACCGTACCAAGAGTAGTCCATGTAAATCATCTGAATCTTGGACAGGTCAATGTTGTAGCCTGTCGGCCCCGTTCCATCACAGGGGTCAAGGCTCCAGTCTTCTTGTGGAATCTTGGTGTCTACAGTGAGAGTACCGATAATTCCAGTCTTAGCTGGTGTGAATGAGTGGACATCTGTTGTGCCCTGCGTTGAAAGGTTGACATTTGCAACAGCATCGGGGCTTGCTTTCAACTTAAAGGTGTTGTTAGTCAAAACGTCTACATAGTATGTACGACCGTTTACCAACCCACCAATAGGCTCACCATCAATAGAGTTGTAAACCACGGGAATGTCTTGTGTGAACCCGTGACTCAGGATGGTAAGTGTGTCTGTGGCGGTGTCAACAACAGAAGAGGGGTCAAACTCTTTTTCAGTGCCCGAAGAGCCTTTGTACTCAGGCTTAATCGTCAGCCTGGTGTCGGACTCGATGTCAGCGATTCTGTATGTCTGACCGCGAAGAACGAGGTAGTCTCCTGCGTTCAGCTGGGTCGTGAATGCTGTGTTGGTTCCAAACACTTTTTCGGAGCCCTGCAGACAAGCAAATGTTCCAGCGACCTGCTGAGTCGAAGAGCGACGCACTGCGTAAAGCTTTTGACCGTCGAACTCGTAGAACATACCGTTCTGGAAGTCGAACATACCAGCGCGGATGGCACCGTTAGACCAAGCGTCAACGTGAAGGCGTGGGTACCCGTAAACAACTGGCTCAACAATTTCTTGCTGCGAAATAACAGTCACATTGAAGGAGTCAATTACGGTGACCTGGAATTTTCCGTTGTACACGGGGTTATCTACGCCAAATTGGTCCTTAGCGTCATCAACCCTAATGAACAGACCGTTAATCAGACCGTGAGGACGGCGTGTACGAATTTGGATAACATTCGAGGCTCCAACTCGGTACATTGTCTCGATGTCAATGCTGGGCTTGAAGTTCACAGCGGCCGAGGTTTGGATACCCTTACCTGACTGGTAACGGAAGTACTTACGAGTCTGTCGAACAATTTGTCCGTACGAAGTTCCCGAACCAGTGGACATCTCGACACCACCATCGAATGGACGGTGAAGCGAGTATCCCTGCGGGCGCACATACACAAACGTTGGGTAGGAGTAGGACACGTTTTCGTATGCAGTTGTGTATGCACGGTTTACGGTGACCTGCTCATCCGAACCAATAGCCGCAATTTCGCGGATAATTGGAGCAACGGGTGTGATGTGGTTCAAGACCAACTGCGAACCAGAGCCCTGTGTTGCCAAATCGATTGGGTTTGTGTTGGCGACTGCGTCTGCCTTGGTTGGGTGCAGTGTAACCAAATTGCTGCTTGTTGTTGTTACAGTACCTGTCACACCCGCGTTGGCGATGTTACTGCCCTCTGAGTTGAACTCAAAGGTGGTGCTGGACGGAACTGCAATGATTGTGTGGGTTCCATTGAATACTTCAGGACTGACACCACTGATATCAGCGACTGTGATAACGTTTCCTGGCTCCAAATTGTGGGCAGCCGATGTTGTAATGCGGACAACATTACTCGTGCGGTAGCGAGCGGTAATGTTCCTAACCGCAGAGTCGTCAATTCTCCGTGTGTAGTAGTAACGGTTATCAACCAGCGGTGCGGGGGCAACTCCAGCTAGACCTTCTTGGTCTGCAATTGCGCCCCATTCTTGGTTTGTAACACCCAAAGTAAAGCTTTCCGCTGCGACGTAGCGGAACTCGCGGTTGCCAGCATTTACAGAGGTAATAATATATGTGCCATTGAAATCTTCAGCGTTGTCGCCATCAATTCCTGAGATGGTTACTTCTTCGCCAACGCTAAATCCGTGTGTCTCACTGGTGTAGATGTAGCGTGTAGTTCCAGAGCTCTGAATACGTGCGATGCCGACTCGGCGTCCACCTGAACCTGGGCTAAAGACAACAGACTCGCCCGTGGTGAAGTTGTGGTTTTGCACGAGAATTTCATCGTCTGTAGTGTCGACATCTGAAGCCTCAAAGTAGAACTTTTCTTCGGTGTTCGGCGGGAACAAACGGAACGTGTCGCCTACCTTGAGAATCTTAGAGAACGTTGTTCCGCTTCCGTTTACCAGAACCGAGTCAACCTCGGTGGTAACTGTACCTGTT